GGCATTATTGATTGAGAATGGAATTGATGGTGAAAAAATTGCCGACATAACAACGAATGATGATATCAAAAAGGCATTATTAGATTATATCGATGTGGAAGTTGATGAAGACTACGACGACGACGAGTATTAAGTGATATGTGGTACGCAAAAGTAACACAAGATTTATCATCAATCCCTCGCTTTATTGACTACTATGATAAGGAGATAACTAAAGCGAAAGGTGAGGTGATTCTCAATGGGCATGTTGAAACTAATATCAAGGAATTGCCTGGTATCACTGAGAAACGTTTTTATCAATTGCAGGAAGTAGAAGCGGTATTGGAGTTCCTTAACATCGAACTGCGACGTATCCGACGCAAACATTTTAAGAAATATCTTGAAACATATGCACGAGCATTAAGTAGCAGGGATGCTGAAAAATATGCCGATGGTGAGGATGAGGTGATTGATTTTGAGTTATTAATCAATGAGGTCGCGTTAATAAGGAATCGTTGGTTAGGTATTATGAAAGGTTTGGATACGAAGCAATGGCAATTGGGGCATATTGTTAAGTTACGCACTGCGGGCATGGAAGACGTTGTTGTGTGATACACGTAGTAAATTTCTATATGTCAATGGGGTATTAGTTTACAACGCTTGGGATAATGATTTTGATATAATCAGGAAAGGAAATTTCCTCACACTATTCAAAGAACAGATGGTGCTAGAGAATATATCGATTCCTGCGTTGTGTATATTTGATTGTACCAATGAAGGTGTGGGTGCATCGGACATTGGCAATATGGTCAACGCAATCACAACATGTTTCACAACAGAAGTTCGTGTTCTATTCAATGTGGTAACTAACCATCATTCCACCTACGAATATAAATGCTTCCCTACACATATGGTTGCGCATTGTCAATTCCTGCGTCACGTAAATTCATTGAATATAAATTGGGATGATATCGTTGTTGATAGGTATTTCTTATCATTGCAACGCCGTGCATCGCTTAGTAGGGTCAAATTTACTAAGATGCTGTTAGACACGTTTGATGAGAATCAATATATTATCAGTTGTGCATCACAACCCGATGCATGGATGCATAAATCAAATGCAATATCTGATGCATTTCATCCACGTACACTACCTGTTCTCGTTGATGGTGTAGTAGATGGTGATGATAAACAACATCATCACACTAACGAATCATTCTTCAAGTGTCTTATTAATATAATATCAGAGACTAGTTCACAAACTGATGATGATAGTTGGCGAGATATATTCATAACTGAAAAAACATTTAAAGCATTTGCTTATAGGCAACTGCCGTTGTGGTTTGCTGTTCCAAGAACAGTTGCTGTAGTTAGGGATATGGGATTTGATGTATTTGATGATATTATCAATCACTCGTATGATTATGAAGAGGATGAAACTGTTCGTATGAAAATGGTGGTCGATGAATTAAGAACGTTCCTCAACAATTATACATATGATGTAATGAATAGTTTGCGAACTCAGTTATGGAACAGGATAAATAAAAACATGGAATTATTAACCAAGTTGGAATCTACCCATAACATAATTAAGAATAAACTTATATTGGAGTTAATTAAATGAGTTTTAGTTCAGCATATGATAGCCATCAACATAGTTTAGAAACACTTGAATTACTATATGCATATCCTGATTTTATGGAAAGCATTGGTAGTGTTTGTGATATGGGATGTGGTAAGGAAGGGTTAGATTTAGAATGGTGGGCAACTAGAGAAATTGATGATGATTCCATTATTCAATTGAATATAAATTGCACTGGAATTGATATTAATAGCAAGTTATTGATACAACACCAAAACATAAAATACATACAGCACGATTTCGAAGTTGTATTAGATGAAGAATTCGATGTACTGTATTGTCACGACAGTTTTCAGTATGTTATGAACCCATTAATGACACTGAGTAATTGGTATCATATGTTATCTGAGGGTGGCATGTTGGTTTTGCAGATACCAAGCACGACTAACATAGAATACAATAAATTGGCATCTTCACAGCCCAACTATCATTACTACAATCACACAATAGATGGGTTAATACATATGTTGGCAGTTAATGGGTTTGATTGTGAATCTGGATTTTTCCAACAGCAAGTAAACGACAATTGGATTAAAGTAATCGTTTACAAAAGTGATGTATCTCCATTAAATCCAAAAACCGCAACGTGGTATGACTTGGCAGACAAAGGATTAATCCCAAAGACTGGTGTCGAAAGTATTAATAAATACGGTTATATGAAACGTGAAGATTTGGTTCTTCCGTGGTTAGATTATAGTAATATTTGGTACGGACAATAATATGCAAGTAGCGTTAATTACCGGCGGCTTTGACCCTATACACAGTGGGCATTTAGAGTACATAAAAGAAGCACAGAAGTACGGTAGACTCGTGGTTGCTGTAAACAGTGATGAATGGCTAGTACGTAAAAAAGGTCGTGCGTTTATGCCATTAAGTGAACGTGTGGAGATACTACGTAACATAAAGGGTGTACAGGATGTAATAGTGTTTGATGATGGTGATGATAGTGCATGCGATGCTATAAAAATGACTGCACGTTTATATCACGGTGCTACTATTAACTTTTTAAATGGTGGCGATAGAGTTGAGGGTAATATACCCGAGATGAGAACATGTCCTACTTGGATGGATATTAAATTTCATTTTAGTGTAGGTGGAGATAATAAAAAGAATTCGTCGTCATGGATATTACAAGAATGGTTGGCACCAAAGATTGAACGAGATTGGGGTCACTATAGAGTTATACACGAAACAAGTACACATAAAGTTAAGGAACTTACTGTAGAACCTGGAAAAACCTTAAGTCTACAAAAACATCACCATCGTAGTGAATTTTGGTTTGTGTCTGAGGGTCTTGCCACTGTTGAGCAAGGTAATAACTCACGTATTTTATCTAATAGAGAATATGCGGTATATGAACAACTTGTGATACCTGTAGATTCGTGGCATAGGTTAAGCAACCGTACCAACGAACCTGTGCGTATTATAGAAATACAATATGGTACGCAATGTATTGAAGAAGATATCGTCAGTATTGTATAAATAGTAGTATAAATATATTAACATACGGAGAAATAACAATGCCATCAAGAACAATCAAAGTTTTCGGACACAGTAGCGGCGCAACTATAACATTTAATTTTAATGGTGTCGAGGTTTTTAACGGAAATATAACTGCTGGCGGAGCACCGGACACTTTAGTAGAATTATTCACCTTTGACATATCGACTGATGTGGTTGGTAGTGTTACAAGCACAACCACTGTTTCGGCTGGTGAAGTAACACTAGTGATGATAAGTGCCAATTATTCAACTGAAGTAACAACTGAAACAACTGATGACGAAGGGAATGTTTTTCCTGCAGTTACAGGGGTAGATTTACCTACTAACTTCAATTGGATGTCAGATGCAAATAACTTATCATCTACTAATAGAACAACTGATGGTGTAGTAGCACCTGCGGTTGATGGGGCATCTCCTGTTGGTGCATTGCATAATCCTATATCTGCAGGTGAGGTTTTTACTGCTGATTGGACTATCAACACTGCAATTATAAGTTAAAATTATAAGTTATTAACATTTTTTCTAAAAACTAAGTATAATACTCCCTACAACTTAAAAAACACTTGTAGGGAGTATTGTATGAAGGTAATTGTCCGCCATGGTTCGCATCGCAACCAAATAATTAAAAATAAAATATTTGAATTAGTCAGAGGTATACCCTCGAATGTCGATATTAATGGTTCGTTCATTCTGGTTAAACCAACCAAGACAGTTGGTGATGGTCGGCAGAAAACAGTTAGAATTACTGTCACAAGGGACAATTTAGAAATTTTAACTCCGAAGAAATACAAGAAAGTTAAAGTTGTGAAGAAACCTGTTGTTAAAAAAGAAACCGACGAGCAGATTATAAAGAGAATTTCTGAGCGGTTTGCTATATTGGAAGAAATGACAAGGGCAACTATCGCCACTGATATTAAAGCAATGATAGTATCTGGTCCTCCTGGTGTTGGTAAATCATATGGTGTTGAGGGGCAACTTGCGAAAGCAAGTATGTTTGATGTTATTGCTACAGTTAATCAAAAATACGAAGTAATCAAGGGTGCCATTACTCCAATTAAATTGTACACTGCGTTGTATAAGCATTCTGGTGAAGGGCATGTTCTCGTTTTTGACGACTGTGACATGTTGCTACAGGATGACTTAAGTCTTAATTTGCTCAAAGCGGCGCTGGACAGTGGTACCAAGCGTAGGGTTTTTTGGAGTTCGGAAAGCCATACATTGCGTAGAGAAGGAATTCCGAATGCATTTGATTTTGAAGGTGCTGTGATTTTTATCACAAACTTGAAGTTTGACAACGTGCGTAGTAAGAAATTAAAAGACCACTTAGAAGCATTGCAAAGTAGATGCCATTATTTGGACTTAACATTAGACACAATGCATGATAAATTATTGCGTGTAAGACAAATCGCAGAAACAGGTGAATTATTCAATGATTATAACTTGAGTGATAAACAGGGAAATGAAATCATAACATTCATGCAGACTCATAAGAACGATTTGCGTGAAATGAGTCTCCGAATGGCATTGAAGATAGCAGATTTGCGTACAATTAGTGAAAAGCGATGGAAATTGCTCGCTAAAAATACATGCATGAACAATAGTTTTTAACAGGTTCGGTATGTGTTTATTGTGTTATAAGTATAACCTCCCTAAATGAACACTACCAAACAGATGCAAGGCACCCCCTATATTGTCTTGTGTCAAACTCGGGTACAAAGTTTTAGTCACATCCTTTTGTTGGCTTTGTACCCACCTTACTTATATATTAATTAATTGTTACACTATGCATAAAAAAACAATTTTAATATCGGGACCATGTTATTCGAGTGGGACTGGATTGCAATACGAAAAGACAGATAATAAACTGTGGGTGAATCAATTAGCCTCACACTTCAACTTAGACGTTGATAATATATCCCATATTGGTAAAGGCAATAAAGAAATATTTTTACATACTGCGTCATCGTTGATTAATAAAAAATACAATTACGCAATTGTACAATGGAGAGAAATCCCATGTGAACATATACATTATGGGTTAGAGATGTATTCAACTAAATCGGGTTTAATCAATGATGTGCATATAGTCAACGACATACATTTGGTTAATGGTATTACATTAGATGCATCTGTTATGGAAAATGCAAGACAATATAATATGCAATACCAAAAGGCGCATTGGGGGATAAAAGATTTGTTGTACTATGTGAATATTTTAGTAAATCTAGCAAAACAACAAAACTGCAAGTTACTATTTACGAACTATGACATGCCATGGGGTTCACATCGATACTTTGATAAGATACAATTTGATAAACCATCTGACTTAGATGCATTCACACAAAATATGTTAGATGTGTCGGTTAGGGATGATGATGAAATATCAATATTGTATGACAAAGTACATGCAGACTATAGTAGTATAGGTTCAATACATGAGGATAAATGGATAAATTTATATGACCCTATGGTTCGTTTAAAAGTGGATACAGCAAGTAGTGATGATAGTCACCCAGGTTACAAAAGCCATGATAAATTTTCCGATTTCTTTATTAAACATTTAATTGATATATTTTAAACACAATAACATATTATGAAAACAGCAACAATAGTAGTAAGAGACGAAGTTAATTGTTCTATCAAGGGGTTGGACATTGATATGAGAAAGAAACTCGTTCATGCATTTGAGTATGAAATTCCTGGTGCAAGGTTTATGCCATCGTATAGATTAGGAAGATGGAACGGAAAGGTTTCGTTCTTTAATCTTGGTGGAAGTACATATATCAATTTACTCCCCGATATTCTTCCTATGTTAATTGACGATAGTTGGGAAATAGAGGTTGATGATAAACGACAATACCAACATGATTATGAGTTGGCAGAAGTTGATAAAGATACTTACAATCACATCACGTGGCCAAAAAAACACCCCATTGAAGGTGAACCAATTGTACTTCGTAATTACCAAATAGAGGTTGTTAATAACTTCCTAAAAAATCCACAATGTATTCAAGAAGTAGCAACAGGAGCAGGAAAAACATTAGTGACTGCGGCACTAAGTGAACGTGTGCAGGAATACGGTAGAAGTATCTTGATTGTTCCTAATAAAAGTTTAGTAGTACAAACTGAGGAAGATTATATTAATATGGGGTTGGATGTTGGTGTATTCTATGGCAAACAACGTGACTATGGCAAACAACACATGATATGTACGTGGCAGAGTTTGAATATCATGATGAAGGATACTAAGAGTGGAAAGGCAGAAGTTACCATAGGTGAGTTTCTAGAGGGAGTTGTATGTGTTATGGTGGATGAGGCACATAGTGCAAAGGCAAATGCATTGAAGACTATTTTAACAGGTCCTATGTCACACATCCCATTGCGATGGGGTTTGACTGGAACAGTTCCTAAAGAGAAATTTGAGTTCCAATCATTGTACGTGGGGTTAGGAAATGTAGTTAATAAAGTGTCAGCAAAGGAATTGCAAGACAAAGGAGTATTGGCTCGGTGTCAAGTTAAGGTTGTGCAATTACTAGACCATGCAGAGCATGCAAATTATCAAAGTGAGTTAAAGTATTTACTAACTGATTCGAACCGCTTGGATGTGTTAGTGGAACTCATTACAAAGGCAAACGTTACGGGAAACACATTGGTGCTTGTTGACCGAGTTGAGTCTGGTGAAGAGTTAGTAAAGAGATTAGGTGATAACGCAGTATTTGTTAGTGGCGTTACTAAAACTGAAGATAGAAAAGGGCATTATGATGAAGTCGCTGATTCCTCCGATAAGATTATAGTAGCAACATATGGCGTTGCTTCGGTTGGAATTAATATTCCTAGAATCTTCAATCTTATGTTACTCGAACCTGGTAAGTCGTTCGTTCGTGTGATACAATCAATCGGTCGTGGTGTACGTAAAGCGAAGGATAAGGACTTTGTTCAAATTTGGGACATCACTAGTACGTGTAAGTTTGCTAAGAGGCACCTAACGAAGCGTAAGAAGTTTTATAAAGAAGCACAATACCCATTCACCATAGAAAAATTGGAATGGAAGTAACATAAATAAATTATTTCCATTCCAATTTTACTTAAAGGCAAGTTATGGTAGTATGTACTATGATAAGTATTTTCTTTAAGATATAATAACTACATGAAAATACATACATTAGACGACACAGCATACGAACTAAACGAATTACCAGAAACAATCAATGATATGTGGTTTGCTATATTTGATAATAGCAATCCAAAGGACGCAGATTACTTTTTCGTTCCATTGATATTTTTGGAAAGTTTCACATCGCCTGCATTGGTTTTGCGGATAGGTGAGCATGTTATTAAAATGCCATTAGATTGGCAATTGCTTATTGGTGAACCTGACACAGGAGATTTAGAGGCAATTCCGTTGACCAGTATTAATGACAGAGATTTCAAAGCATTTTCTTTCAATAGTCTAAGTAGTTACGACGCAAACTTTCTGCCCGTTGAGGTTATAGACGTATACAACGAAGTTCAATGGTACAATCCAAAACTTAAAAATGGACAATACTTGGCAGTACCGTTAAGTGAAGGTGAGTCACCCACGGTTGTGTATTTCATCAAAGATGCATCAAGAAATTGCCAAGTGGTTGATTACGCACAGGCGTGGTAAATGGCACACAAATTAGATATATTTAAGGTATTACGGGCAATTGATTCAAAAGATTATGATTTCTATGACAACATGTCAGATGA